TCAGATGTTTCAGATGCAGTTGCTGCTAAGTCTACACCTATGTATACATTTACAGGAATAGCTTCGTCTTTAGTTATAAGATAAGTAAACTTACCTTTTTCTTTAAAATCAAAGTTATGATTACCAACTCTATCTATTTTAAATGCTGCAGAGCTAACATCTCTTGCATCATTCATATATTCTTGTGCAAACTTGTTTACAAGACCAGCTTCTATAAATTCTTGTTTCTTTTGTTTTAGTTTAGTTAATGAAAATTGTTGTTTCCATATAGGCTTATCGTTTTCTATTGCTCTTTTAAATGTTACATCCCAAGGATATGTTGTTTTATTTTCTATTGATTTATTAAAACCATCAGATACAGTCTGTAAAAAACTATCATAATGCACTATTGTACCTGATAACCATATCCAACCTTCTCTTCCAGGGCTTTCTTCTAATGCAGGATATACTGTTGATACTACCCATTTTTTAATATCGGCTCTTCTTTCAGGTGTTTTAGTATTAAGTTCTGATTCAAAGTCATCTAAGATAATACCAGTATATCTTACATCTACTTCTGCCCTACCTCTTAACCTTTGACTTGTACCTTTTGCTATTATCCTATCACCACGAGTAGTAACTAAATCTTTTTCTGTCCAGCGTTTACCCATACTACCACCATCCATATTACCAAAATAATACTTTATCATCTTATTATCTTCAAAATGAGAACGAATATATTTAATGTGGTCTATAGATTGCCCTTGTTCTTCTGATACCCAAGCAAAGAAGTGTTGTTCATCATCAGCACTAAAACAAAGTTTATGCATAATAGCTGATTTTGATAATATACTTTTACCAAAACCTCTTGGCAATATGATACACATTCTTTGTCCAGGTTTAGTTGATATTAGTTTTCTACCAATATCAAAGTGAAATGAGGGTGATTGACTTTTATTTAAGAAATCATTAGGTAAAAATGCTTTTCCAAAGAATATCAAGTCTTTATATGCTTTTTGTAATATCTTTTCTCTTTCTGCTAAAACAGACTGTGGTGGTATAATATTGAAGTTATCAACACCATCCGACATCATCATACCTACTTTTCTTTACAGTTTTTACAAATTCTTTTCTCTTTTCCATATGTTGGGAAATTGTCATAGTATATGACTTTAGAAGGGTCTCTAACATCTTTATAATACCTAGTATCATAACACCTATTACATACAACACAATACTTAATAGTCTTATCAGCCAATTCTCCATCAGGGGTTTTGTCATCATATTTACTCCAATCTATTGTCATCATTATTTTCTTTAGGTACTGGTATTTCTAATGAAGGTTCATTAAAAGAATCTATTTCTTCTCTTGTAAAACCTCTAACTTCTTGCATTACAGCAAGAGCACCAGTTTGTTTTTCTTTAGGAAACATACCTCTAAGTTTACAAGCCATTTCTATAGCAGCCTTTTTATCACCATATTTATCAGCATTAGATATTATATCAAATAAATTAGTCATTAAGAACTCTTCATCTAACCCTACAGAGTCCATTATTTTCTTTAATTCTTTATCCACTATCTTTTTTATCCTTTTTTGTTTTAATAAGTAAGACGATTTCTTTTTTACA